CTGACTTGTGGATTAGATTTATTCATCAACCACTGCTGTCTTTGAAGAACTTCACCAATTGTCATATCGGTTAGATTCTTTCCTATTTTTGTTTTAGAGTTTAGGGTTGATCCAACAATATCATCCCCGATAGTTCCCTGATTCATTGCATTATAACTTCCACCACTTTCAGGTCCAGAAATAATATCCAATGCTTGTTTATGAATTGGTAATAGTTGTCCAGCACCTCCACCGCCAGGAACTCCCTCAGGTGCTGCTGGTTCTGGACCATGTTCTGGAATGTTTAATCTATCAAAACCAAGATCAAGTGGTTGAGAAAGAAGATATATTGCATCATTGAAATCTTTTTCAATACCTAATATGCCAGTTTGAATGGTTGACATACTTCTATCAATCAATTGTTGTTGATCTGTAAAATCAAACTTCATAAAGTTTTGGATAGTTCCACCAAGTAAACTACCAAATCCAGATAATATTGTTGTAACATTTCCAACAAAAGATCTCAATACAAGAAACAATTTACCCATTCGGTCTACTAGTTGCTCACCAAGACGAATGATTGTAGGGAGGTTGTTTATCAACCATCCAACCATCAGTGTTCCTATAAAATCTAGTATTCTTCCAAGAAAACCTTTGGTACTAGATGCGATTACTTTTCCTTGTCTTCTGATTGCACCACTAATTCCAGATGCCTCAATTATATCTTCTCTTTCTCTTCTTCTAACTGCTTCTCTTCTTCTCTGAAAATTTGATACAGTAAGTTTTATTGCTTGTTGTTTTTGTCTGTTGCTATTGACTAATGCAGTGTTAATATTCACAGCACTCTTTTGAGTACTATTAATACTTTTCCTAAAAGTCATTACAGACTTTTTAATTTTATCAACACCTATCGATGATTTTATTAATGTGCTTTGAAGTTTTTCTGCCATTTTACATCATCGGAACGTTGTAGACTGAATGTGAGAATGCAAGATAAATGTTGTTTGAATTTTCAGGATTTATAACTGGCATTGGATTAGTATCTTCACCAGTCACAGTTGACCTTTGTTTTCCAGCAACTGATCTAGTTCCTCCACCCATAGGCATAGGAATAATCGTTGGTGTCGGTTCTGGTAATGGACCAACACTTGCTGTCTTCATTGCAACTTCTTGCTTAATTGGAAATACTTGTGCCTGTGGTATATTAATTGATTCTGGTGTTAGTCCTTTTGTAGGTGATATGTTGACTGCTTCTGTTGTTGCTCCTTTTGCAATTTCAATACCTTGATCTGTAACTTTTCCAGCAAATTCTTTTGCAGTTTGAAGTAGTTGTTCTACATTTATATTTCCATATTGTGGTTGCTGTGTAAAGTCTTGTCCTGATGCTTGTGCTATTAAATCTGTACTTGATTTTTCTTCTTCTACTAAATTATTTGTGCCTGTTGTATTTGATGCAACATTTGCTTGTTCCCGATTACCCATCAGGTCTTCAGAATTAAAAGCAATATCAGTTATTTTACTCTGAACTGGTTGAGAACTGGTTACACCAGGATCAGTTCCAAACATTTCGGTGGTCTTATCATAAAGACCTTTAAGACCTTCTGTTGCTGGACCAAAAAGACCGAATCCAGTTCCAAATACTAATGGAGCTTTTATGAGTGGTGGTAAAGGTAACCTTGATACTAAACCTGCGGCATATGTAGCAGCAGCAGCGCCACCAATATTAGTAGTGTATGCTTTTGCAGGATCTTCACCCTGCATAGTATCCATAGTTCCACCAACTAATCCACCAAGAAGAGATCCTCCAAGTAAACTTGTTGGTGAAAATTTATTAATACCTTTATTGCCAACTTGTTTAGATGCTTCACTAGTTGTTTTTGGTGGTTCTTTACCACCACCAGGTGGTGGATTTCCTCCACCACCTCCACCAGGTTTTGAGAATCCTGGAAGAACGTTTTGTATCTTTGGTATAAGTTTATTTGCTGCTCCCTTAACTCCATCTAACAGAGCTTGAACAGGTTTGATAAACAAACCAACAGCAACAGCAGATGTGACTCTTGCAGCAACGCGAGTCATCGCATTAAATACTGCGGTTAGACCAAATCTAATTCCAGCATATATTCCACCAATAATACCAAGATTTTTTAGAACATTATCTCGTATCTCTGTTAATCTTTTTTTATTTCCTTCACCAAGTGCCTTGATTGTCTCCAATCCTTGATTCAATAACCAACCACCCAAAAGAGTGGTAAAAAATTGCATTAAGCGAGAAAGTGTGAATGATGCCTTCGCAGAGATCTTCTGAACAGGATAGACTAGTGCAGATTGTATCTTTCTTTCAATCGCACTTTCTTTACCTTCCCTTAACTGTTGTTCTGCAAGTCTTCTTTCTTGATCTTGCTCTTGTGCTTCTTTTCTTCTTTCTAATATTGAGTTTTGAGTTATATTTCCATAAACATTCTGCATCGCAGCATTCAAAGAATTAACTTGCTGCGTGAGTGATGTAAGTTGTTCAGAAACTGTATTTAATGCTAATGAGTTTCTTTGAATTAATGATGTTGTAACTGGATCTGGTTGAGAAACCGCAGGAGGAGGTGGAGGTGCTGCTCTAACGAAAGCATCGGCAGACACCGTTCTTCTAGCGACTCTTAATCCTCCTGATAGTGGCGATTTAATCTCAGCCATTTGCTCCCTGTTGATGCTTTAGATTCTCTTCTTCGACATATTGTTTGAGAAGAGAAAGATAAATCTCTCTTTCCCAAGGAATCATATTTTCTAGTTCTGTCAAACTATATTTATGGTGCTGCATCAAGGCAAAATTAACTTTATAGTATGACTCAATATCCTCGTGAGCCATACTTACCCGAAAAAAGATGTGAGTCCCTCCAACACAACTTCACTTTCAACACCAGTCTTTGGATTCTTAACTGTAAATTTATGGGAAAGTTTAGGCATTGTATCAAAAAACTTTTCAATCTCTTTGAATTGTTTTGATGTAAACTGTTCCACAAATTCAAGAAGTTCTTTTTTAGTACAATCAGATGCTGCCCAAGATTCATCTTCCGAGTAAACTTGTTCAATGCACGATGCAATCAAATCAAATGTTTCAGTCACACCAATTTCATTTCCAGAAGCAAAATTACTCTTGATGAATTCATCCATCGATGGATACTTCATTCTTAAAATCAAATTATCATCAAGTTTAATATCTCTGGTGTGATCTTCACTAATTTGAACTTTAATATCGTCAAGATTAATCAATACTGGAACTTGAGTAAGATTATCATCGGGACAAGTAATTAGAACTTCAACATCTTCCCCAACAGATTTGCCTCGAATGTTGAGGAACAAATATTCAATATCGAAAGTTGATAGGTCTTCAACTTTAATACCTCTCGTTAAGATGCAAGAAGAGATAACATTTTTAACTGCATTCGCAATTTGTTTGCTATCTTCACTTTCCATAGCAATAATTAGAATCTTTTCTTCTTTAACTAGAAAAGGTCTATACTTAATTTTCTGTTTATTAGATGGAATTTCTAACTCATACGTTGGCGTAGAGATTTTAGGTAAAGGCATAATAATCCTTACAAATCAGATAAAAATATTTAGAGGAGTCTTTTAAACTTATAATAGACTATCTCTTAATTGTCCAGTAACTATCGCTTCTCCCGTTGGAGTTCCAACAGGTCTAAATCTTACACCACCAGCAGATGCGGCACCAGGTGAAACTGGAACATAAACAGGTCTATTGTTTTCAGTTTCATTTAAGAAACTTGTGGCAGAAACTAGGTTATTATCTTCTCTTCTATTAATATCTATACTGTACGTTCTACCACAAACATATCTTTCATAATTAAATGATGCACTTGCTTTCAAAATTGATGAACTCTCATATGAAATAGCAGTTGAATTTAGTGTAAGTGGAAATAATCCATAGAAAGTATACTCAATATATCTTCTATAATCTCTATCAAATTTTATAATTCTTGTAGAGTTGCATTTATATTCATCTGGATACATCATTCTAAAATGATATCCTTCTTTATAGGGTTGTTCACCAGAGCCACTGGAAATAAATTCCATCCAGTGCTCTAAAAATTTCAAAGTTTTATATGAATTATCAACATAGAATTCAAAATCTATTTGAGTAAAAGTTCTGGTGTGTGCCATTTTTTCTGCAACACCAGTATAATTTCCAACAATATCCGCAGTTGCAAAAGAACTTCCTGGAAGTGATGCAGAGTTACACAACAATCCAACCGAGTCACCAATGAATCGATAATCAATTCCTCTTCTAAGTAAATAAGATCTTAATTGTCCAGATAAACCACCAAAAATTACTTGATAATGAGAAGTCTGAGCAAGATTGGTAAAAAGTGGTTTAAACTCTGATATTTTTCTTGGTCTTGGTGCAGGCACTCTAAATACCTATTATGAGCATTTTAGTTATTTAGATGTCATATAAGGGAAAATACAAACCATCGTATCCAGAAAAATATAAAGGAGACCCCACAAATATTATATACAGATCGTTGTGGGAGAGGAAGTTTTGTGTGTATTGTGATTTGAATGAAAATGTCTTAGAGTGGGCGTCAGAAGAGAAGTGTGTTGTTTATCGTTCCCCAATAGACGGAAAACCTCATAGGTACTTTCCTGATTTTATCATAAAAGTTAAAGAAGAGAATGGTTCAATTAAGAAATATGTGATCGAGATCAAACCAAAGAGACAAACACTTCCTCCACCAAAACCCAAAAGACAGACCAAAGGATACTTGCAGGAAGCATATGAGTATGCCAAAAATCAAGCAAAGTGGGCAGCTGCAAGAGAATGGTGTGCAGATCGTGGTTATGAATTCAAAGTTCTAACGGAGAACGAGTTAGGTATCAAATAATGGCAGAAAAGAGAGAAACTCTACTTCAGTCACAAAAAAGAAAACTTGCTGAACAAAAAGCAGCAAAAAATCCAACAGATACAGATTCCAATCGTAATAGAGTTCGTTCTGTTTTGGAAGGAATTACTGGGAAAGAAAGTGGTGATGATTTGATGCTTGAACTTTTGGAAGTTGTTCAAGAAAGTGGAAAAGTTCCTCAGGTGGGTAAATTTTATATTTTCGTTTACAATGCAAAAACACCAAATATTAGATACGATCAAAATCCATTAGTTGCAGTAACTGATGTTTTTGCTTGGGGATTTCGTGGATTGAATATGCACTGGAGTGAAACTCGTCAATATACTTGGAATGAAGTGGTTGGATCATTGTACGAAGTGTATCCATCAGAAATAAGAGACTTACAAGCGATACCTTTTGCGAATTTCCGTCTAAATACTTAAAAAAGTAGTATAAATGCCTCTCAACGTCGGTGCTTCAATGGGCAGTGAAGCATATGCAACTGCTTCGACAGAAAATGCTTACGATAATGCATATTCTAACGTATCCGCAACACCAGAGTATTTCAACAATGGTGGTGGGAAGAATACCTTTCGGTATCCAATGAAGAGAATTGATAGTACTTCTGACTACTTGGAAATAAAAATATTTGATTATATTGCTGGCGGTATTGACTTTGGACCACCACTTGAAATGCCTTCAATGCAACAAAGGCAACAGCAAGACAAGGCAGGCAAATCGAGCCCGACACATTACATAATTCTACCAATTCCACAAAATGTAAGTGATAGTAACTCTGTAACTTGGGGTGAAGATACTCTTAATCCTTTGGAAGCTGCTGGTCTTGGTTTTCCTGGTGAAGCTATGACAGGTTCAAATTTAGAAGAAACTGCAAAAAAAGCCGTAGACTTTATATCACAATCAACTAGTTCTATTGCGAACAATACAAAACTAAAAACGGCTTTAATACAATCATTAGCTGGAAAGGCAGTAAATGGTTTAGGTGGAAACGTAAGTACCAGTGGACTGATTGCTAGAACAACTGGAATGGTTATGAACTCTAACTTGGAACTTCTCTTTCAGGGAGTAAACCTTAGAGGGTTCCAATTTACATTTGATCTTGCTCCAAGATCAAGAAAAGAAGCAGAGGAAGTTAAAGGAATTATCAGAACATTAAAGTCAACAATGTCTGCAAGAAATGGTGGTGCAGGCACTGGAAATAGCAGATCTGGATTTTTTATCGAATCTCCAAGTGTATATCAACTGACTTATAAAATGGGTCCAAAAAAACATCCATTCTTAAATACTTTTAAACCTTGTGCTTTGACAGATATGTCTGTTAATTATACAGCATCTGGAACTTATGCAACTTATGAAGATGGAAGTCCAGTTCACCTACAGATGAACTTGGCATTCAAAGAAATTGATCCTGTCTACTATGAAGATTATGGTCAAGAAGCAGCAGCAGATGGAGTAGGTTACTAAAATGAGTTATTTCAGAGAACTACCAGATTTAGAAATCCCATCATTTTTACCTCATAAAAAATCTTCAAGAGATTATGTGAGAGTTAAAAACTTATTTCGTAGAGTTAAGTTTTTAGATTGGTTAAAGGACAAAGCAGTCTTATATACTAAATTTCAGATACCTATCAATGGAAGACCTGATACGGTTGCTGATTTACTTTATGGAAGTCCAGATTATGATTGGGTTGTATTAATTACTGCGGACATTATAAGTGTAAGACATCAGTGGCCTCTTTCCAATCGTGATATTTACGAATATACTGAGACCAAATATACACCAGAAAAAATAAACGCTATTCATCATTATGAAACTGTTGAAGTTAGAGATGAAAATGGTAGATTAATTCTCCCAAAGGGGAAAATAGTAGACTCAAATTTTAAAATAATTATGCCTCCTGGAGAAACTTATAAAAGAATTGGACCAGAGGAGAACACCATTTTTACTTCAGATACTACTGGTGAAATAAATCCAGTTATTGGAGTTTCAAACTATGAATATGAAGTTGGTTTAAATGAGAAAAAAAGAGAAATTAATGTGTTAGATAGATCATACTTACAACAATTCTTAAATGATATGAGAGTAATTATGAAATATGATGAAAGTTCTCAATTTATCAATAATAAATTAGCTAGAACTGAGAACACTCGTCTCATCGGTCCATAATAGTTTCAGACTTTTATCAAATACCATCACATAACGGTGCTTGCGGGAGCGTTCTTTCCATTCTCCCTCAGCACCTTTTACTTTACCTCTTGAATGCTTGGTGCCGTCTGCGTAGTAAAAATCTTTCTTTGAGTCTGTAAGACCGCAATATTTAAAGTTACAAGCACGATAAATTGTACCGCCGTGAAAATCGCTATCAGCGTAAGATATAATCGCTGAGACCTCTGTATCTTTGCGAAACTGTCTAATCGCTTTTGCAACGAACCAAGAAGTAATGTTGTACTCCTGTGACTGTGTATCTGGGTGGATACAGAGTCTAGAGAGTTCAAAGAGTCCTCGTTGTTGGTTTCGTTCAAGACCAAATGCTCCTTTTGCTATTTCTGGAACTGGAAGTCCTGTGAAGATGCAGACTCCCTGTAAACCACCAATATTTAGTGGAGAGAACTCATTTTTCTTAAAAAGACCATAGTTATAACCAGACTTAAACCCTTTTGAAAAGTCTTTCAGATAATGATATTTCAGCAGCAGTTCTCCTGCTTGCTGCTTGGTGATTCTATCAATGTAAAAATCAGACTTCATAAACATAAAAAAGGGGGAGACCCTTGCCTCCCCAGTATTATAGCACCTAATCAGTCTTCTGCCAAGCGGGCGAAGTAGGAAAGGGCATCGTCATCTTCATCTTCTACTGGTGCTGCTGCACGGCGAGTGGGTTGAAGATTATTAAGTTCACTGCGGAGATCTTCATCAAGATCTTTCACAGGACCACGAGAATAATCTTCTTCATCAGCAACATCAGGATCCTGGTAACGGGGAGTGCCTTTGTTACCCAACACATAATCAAGACGCTTTTTCAGTTCATCATAAGACTTGAACTGATCGGCAGCAACGAGTTCGGCAAGAGAATACTGCTTCTTCCACACTGCTTCCATTGCTTCATCATCATCCAGAAGTGCTTCTGGACGTGCAAACTCAGAAGAATCATAGTTACGATAACCAGCAACGTTCTTTGCTTTCAGTTTGAAGTTAGCACCTTGCCAGAAGTCAAACGGATCGATTGCTTCCTCATCTTCAAACTCGGGTTGCATTGCAGCGGTCAGTTTATCAAAGATCTTCTTACCATACTTGAACAGGAAGACTTTACCTTCATTAGCAGGATTAGCGGGATCCTTCACCACATAAATGTTCGAAACATAGGTCAGTTTACGCTTCTGCTTACGGGCAAGTTCTTTACCAGCATCAGTGCCGTTGTTCCACAGTTCGGAGTTCAGTTCGGACACAGGATCCTTTTGACCCAGAGTGGTCAGAGAGTTCTCGATGTACCAACCACCAGGACCTTGGAATGCGTGACTGTAGAGTTTCACAAACGGCAGGTCTTCACCGTTTGGAGCAGGAAGGAAACGGATCACGGCATAACCATTGCCGCTCTTATCTACATCCAGTTTCCACAGGCGGTCATCGCTAGAACCGCTGCTAGTATTCATTTTTTCAACTTCTTTGACCAGTTTAGCGGTCAGATTGCCCAGTTTAGATTGCTTTTTAAGGTCGGAAAACGACATTTGGATTACCTCGGATTAGTTTGGATTCGGGGGATTTACTTGGATAGTATAGCGAAGATCGAATCACCTGTCAAGGTATTGTTTGAGGGATTCGATGGTCTTGTTCATACTACTGAAAAGTAAACTCATATCAGTTTCTGGTGGGAATCCCATCAGCGCAACTGACTTGCGTAGGTTCTCTTTCATTTCAACCGCTTGGGGGTCGTCTGAAAGGGACAACCTAGTATACATCACTCTCTGCTTTTCTAGCAAGAGCTCCAGTTTTTCAATGTGCTCCAACTTGGTTTCACGGTCCATCATACCAAAAGAAAGAATACTTCCGTAGATATCTTCTTGCAACTTGTTGATTTCTTTCAGTTCATCTTGAATAATATCGGAATCGAAAAAGCTACTCATCTATGATTTCCCTTAAAATCTTTTTGTAGTTGAACATTTTTATTTAGATTTAGATTCATAATATTTCTGTTTTGATTGTAGTAATATCCGATTTTTATTTTGTTCATATCTTTCCTTTGCCTGTAATATCATTTTTTCCCTATTTTCTCTATAATATTTTTTAGAATATTCCTTATTCTTCTCTCTATTCTTTTTAGAGTATTCTAATCGTTTTTCTTTTAAAGATTCTTTATTTTCTTCTTTCCATTTTTTTACTCTTTCTTTATACTCTGGTTTATCTCTTGTTCTTTTTCTACTTTCTTTAAATGCCTTTAACTTCTCTCCTTCTGTTTTATATTTTTTATTTTTTTCTCCTATTGCTCTTTTAGCCTCATCAGTGTGATTCCAACCTGATATTCCCCAATTTCCAATATTTTCTGATTCTGGTAAAAAGGTATCATTGATATAATCTGGTCCTTCAATATTTAAGAATGCATTTAATTTGCTACAGTCCATTATTCTTTTAGTAGGGGTAATAATATTTATATTATAAAGGCGGGACTTACACAAGTCAAATACCCCTACCCGACTTTGCTGCCCGCCAATTATAAAATTATTTCTTTGAGTATTTTTTTATAACTGGAAATATCTACTTGAATGAAAGGAGAATACTTCTTAATCTTTAAGGAAACACACTCCCACACAGGGTCCAAAAGTTTTTTATCAAAAGCGTTTGAAAAATGGAATATTTTTTCGTAAATTGTTAAAGTTTCTAGCGATAATTTCCCGCTTAGAAACCTTTTGAGAACTGGTGGATGACCTTTGGAACAGTTCAAAGCATCCTCTAATTTGGTCTCCGAGAACAATTCGTTGCTTTGCTCTTTGAATAAGTAAGTCAAACTCTGTTGTCTCCGCATCCAATCTGCGTAGGTCCTTTCGCCAGAATTGATAATCTCTCCAATCCATAAGTTGCCAGGTGTGTCTGCTGCTACAAAGTTTTATACTAAAAAGTCTACGACTTCTTTATCATTATACTTTCTCGAAGTCTTTTCGAACCAGTATTTATCCTTTCTTTTATTGAAGGAAGTCATACTGGCACGAGTCTTCGCACCGTATTTAAAGAAGTCGTATTTTGGGTTTGTGAAATGATTTTTGAGTGACAGATAATGTTGATAAGTTTCAAAAGGTGTCACGATCATAAAGGCAGTTTTGCTCTCGAAGTTTTCTTCATAAAGTTAAGACGAGTTGCGTCCCACTTTAATC